GACGTCGGAACTTCCAACGTCTGCACTAATTGGCCTCAAGAAAGTAACGTCTGTATCAACTACACTTGAACAGACAAATTAATTATTGAAACCCTGTCACCTTTGATTTAGGAGTAAAAATGGCATACGAACGCCCAGGAGTCTACGTACGTGAGACTCCATTTACAAGCAACATCAGCCCACGCACCGCTACAACGGCTGCCGCATTTGTCGGTACCTCGGAGCGTGGTCCTGCTGTTCCAACCCTCATTACCTCGTGGAATGACTACAAGGCAAAGTTTGGAGAACTGGCTCAAGGTTACGACCTTGGTTATGCTGTTTACCATTACTTTGCAAACGGTGGTCGTGACGCTTACGTCTCACGTGTAATTGACACCACCGCAGTTGCATCTACAGTTTCGTACACAGGTACAGTAACTGGTGCTTCTGGATCATCAACTTTGTTTACTTTGCAAGCATCATCAAAGGGTGCTTGGGGCGATGATGTATCAGTTGTTTTGAGTTTTGATACAAACACTTTGGTTGACGCTTCAAGCGCTCCAAGAGTTCAATCGTCAACATTGTTCTCAATGATTGTTTCGCAAGAACGAAACGGTTCTACAATTGAAGTAGAGCGTTGGCAAGAACTTTCGTTTGACCCATCAGCAAGCCGTTACTTCAAGCAAGTTCTTGAACTTTATTCCTCGTATGTATTTGTACAAGGAACGCCAGCAACAATTGGTGCTGGAACAACCATTGCTGTATCTGGTATTACCGCAGGTACGTACTCAACAACACTTACGTTGGCTAACGGTTCAGACGCTACTAACGCTTCGGCAGTAGGTGCTGACACCGAATGGGCTACCGCAGTATCAAGCCTTGATTCAGTAACTGGTCCTTTGTTGATCAACCTTGTTGGTCAGACATCAAGCACCCGTGTTAACCAAGTCTTGTCGTATGCGGCAAACCGTGCTGACGCTTTTGTCATCATTGACTGCCCAATTGACGCCGCAACCAAAACTGACATGCAGACCGCAATCTCGTCATACAGCACCAGCAATGGTGGCTTTGGCGCTGTGTACTTCCCAGCATTGAAGATGTATGACCCATCAAAGAGTGGTCCAACCGCTATCCGCAACACCTACCCAGGTGGAGCAATTGCTGGAGCGTACGTACGTTCGGAAAACCTCCGTGGTGTTGCTAAAGCACCTGCTGGTTACTTCTTGGACTTGCAGAACGTATTCGGCTTGGTAGCAACGGTGTCAGATGCCGATCAAGGTACTTTGTATAACACCAACCATGTTAACTGTATCCGCACCATTGCTGGTGGCGGAACCATTATCAATGGTGCTCGCACGTTGGCTAAGAACCGACCAGACAAGTACATCACGATCCGTCGCACCCTTTCGTACTTGCGTACGGTTCTTGATGCACAAACTCAGTTTGCTGTTTTTGAACCTAACGACGAACGTTTGTGGGATCGCATCAAAGTCTCATTGTCCAGCACTCTTACTGACTTCTGGGCTAAGGGGAACTTGAAGGGTGCGAACTCAACAAGTGCTTTCTACATCATCTGTGACTCAACAAACAACACTCAGGCAAGTATTGAAGATGGCTACGTAAATATTGAGGTTGGTGTCGCATTGCAGTACCCAGCCGAGTTTGTCGTAATTAACCTCACACAGTGGGCTGGCAACGGCTCTGCTGGAAACCTCTAATCCAAGGAGTTATTTAAAAAATGGTAACAGCAAAAACAATGCGAACCGATCCGCTACGTAACTTTAAGTTCCGTGTGCAGATCATTCCTAAGTCATCATCAGGCAACATCGCTCAAAAGTTAAGTCAAGTTAGTGAACTTGGTTTTGCCCAAGTGAGCGGTATTTCCGTAACCAACGAAATCATCACATACCGTGAAGGTGGAATGAACACCCACCCACACAAGATGGTGGCACAGTCTGACTTTGCCCCTGTCTCGTTTGCCCGTGGTGCATTCAGTGGTCAGGACCAACTGTTCCAGTGGCAGAAGTTCCTCCACGCTTGGTTGGGTCAAGGTGTTGGTGGAGAGGCTGGTTTGTCAACTGGTGACCAAGAATACCGTTGCGACATCCTCGTAAAGGTATATGACCACCCACACACTTCAAGCGAAATTAACGACCAAAGTGGAAACAGTTCACTGTTCTACCAGTGGGACGGCGGTACGCAGGGAACTGCTAGTAAGCCTGTTGTTCCTGGAAACGTTAAGTTTCAATTTAAACTGTTTAACGCATGGCCTGGCGCTTACGCTTTGACCGACCTTAATGCTGGAGACAATGGTATCTTGATTCAATCAATGACCGTCCACCACGAAGGTTTCTACATTGACTGGAACGGTACCCAAGACCTCGCAAGCATGTAGTATAACCAGTACCACTACTTAAGGAGTATAAAAAGATGGATGACAAGCAACAAGCCGATGCGCTTAATGCCGCCCTTGCAGAAGAGATTCCTGAAGTTAAAGCACCACCCTCAACCTCTGTAGAGTTGTTGCGTGGTGTCTTTAACTCGGAAACTAATTCATGGGAAAGTACCGCATACGTTCGGGAACTGAATGGGTTTGACGAAGAGGCACTGGCTTCTTTAGATAACCAAAACGTAGTTTATTCTGAGTATATGTCCGTTCTCTTGAAGCGGGCTGTAGTTTCAGTTGGCTCCTTCTCTATTAAGGATGACCCAACCATCATTGATAACTTAATCATTGGTGACCGTGACTTACTGTTCCTAAAGATCATTGAGGCTACGTACGGCACCAACCGTGAATATCAAGTCACCTGTGGCTCATGTAAGGCTATGAACGACATTGTTGTTCCAATGAATGAGTTTGAAAACCGCAAAGTAGACCATGACCCTCATACTTCTATAGAAGCCACTTTGGCTGACGGCAGTAAGGTTCGGATGCGTTTGCCTAACGGTATGGACAGCCAGATTGTTGCTAAGAAGGCAAAGTCCCCAGCAGAACAAAATACGTTGATGTTGGCTCGTTGTGTAGAGGTTCCAGCCATGACCAACCCCCAACAGTGGGCTAAAGAACTTGGTATGAAAGACCGTAATGCGTTGGTTCAGAAATTAATGGAAAGCCAACCAGGCCCTGAGGTAGGGGAGGTGAATGCCCAATGCGCTACGTGTGGATCAGATTTGAACATCGTGCTTGATTGGGCATCCCTTTTATTCGGTTAATCTAACTCATATATACTGGGAATACGATTTGATAGCCACGGTTTACAAGGGCTTTACGCTCAGCGATATACAAAACATGGCAGTACGCCAACGGGAGTACTGGTCCGCAATGGGTAAATGGCGTAACTCTGGAGACTGATGAAACATGCCTGAAGAACGTGGCGTAGGTGATGGTGCTTTTGGCGGTAGTCCACGCACTGGAAACAATGTTTCCAATGTAAACGCTAACGTTGGCATGCGCCTTGATAGGTCTATTGCCCGTTTGTGGATGACAACGTACGATGATCTTACTAGAAGAGTAAGAACGCTACGTGATGAAATTAGGCAACTAAACACCGAAGCAAGTCGTACTACTAGAGCAATTACTGGTACAGGTGGCGGTGCACCAACCTCAGCATCAACTACTACAGCCGCCGCAACTTCTAACGCTACTGCTACTACTGCACGCCTGGTATCGGGTACAGGTGGTGGAAGCGGTGGAGGACTCGGTGGCGGACTTGGGAACCTTGCAGGTGGGGGCGGTGGTGGTGGAGGTCTTAGTGGTGCCGCCATGGCTAGTGGTAACCCTTACGCAATGGCGGCGTCTATGGTTGCTGGGAAGATTACTCAGCAGATGGACAAAGTCCAAGAACAGATGCGAAAGTTAGATGCCCGCATTGATCGTGGTTATGGTCCATCATTAGAAGCAGACCGACAGAGTGTGATGTTCCAACAAATGTATGGAATATCTCAACAACAGAACTACAACCAGTTTAGAAAGCCAATTAACAATTACCGACTAGGGCCTGGTGGCATTAACCAGATGCTTAATCTACAAGCAGGAACTGGTCTCAATGCTCAAATAATGGCTCCAGGTGTAGAAGCAATTCGCACCATGACTGGTTTTGGTTTAAGTACTGGCGATGTAAGCAACATGCTTTCTACGTTGGCTTCTCCAGAAGTAAACAATCGTCTAACAATGACGTTGGGTACGGGTCTGTATGGACCTGGTGGTAAGCAACGATCTCCAGTAGAAGTCATTCAGGCAATCGCACGTGGTGCTGGCTTAACTAACGAAAACGTAGTTCGTGGCGCCCTACAACCTGGATCTATGACCCGTGCTCGTTTGACGGCAATGGGTGTACCACCAGAAATGCAAGACGTTGTTATTCAGTATGCAATGCAAAATATCCAATACCAGAAAAAGACTGGCGGAAGAAAAGGGATGTACAACCCTGCTGACCGTAAGCAGTTGGGTGTCATGGGGATTGATAAGAACTTTGCTACTGAACGAGAAGTAACAGATGTTCGTAGAACACAACGTGATGAGTCGTTCTATAACAAGCAAAAAGATAACTATGCATCTTTGGAGCGCAACACCCAAAAGATGGAAGACCTCACACGTAAAGTTGAGGAGTTAACTGCTGCCATTATTGGTGCTCGTATTAGTACCCGAAATCACCCGTTGACCAATGCTATTGGTAAAGGTTTTGGTGCGATTTTTGGTCCAGTTAAAGATGCGTTAGGTTTAATTGGTGGAGATGCTTTAGAAGATGGAACAGGATCTAAAGCAACTAATGGTGCTAAAGGTGGTAGAGGATCGGTAAATGTACCAAGTAGTTTAAATAAAACGTTTGGTGATCGTTTGCGTCAAATGATGTCAGAGCGCCCAAGCATCACAATCGGAACTGGATTCCGTTCCTCAGCGGATCAACGAACAATGTTCTTGTCCCGCTATTCAAAGACTTCGGAAAAGACGGGTGTGTATTGGGATGGTTCGTACTGGAAGAAGCATGCTGGTGTTCCAGATGCGGCTCCTCCAGGAATGTCAATGCACGAACTTGGGTTGGCTGTTGACCTTAACTACCCAACTAAGGCTGACGAAGAATGGTTTATGAGGAACGCTTCACGCTTTGGTTTGAAGACTATCTCAAGCATTGCTGAGCCTTGGCACGTACAACCAGCAGAACTTCCAAACAGTAGAAGGCAATATGAAAAAGATGGAGCGCCATGGGGGCGTGGTCCTGCGGGAACTATTGCTTATCCGTCTGACGCTACCTTTGAAGGCACTCCAGAAGATTCATATAGCGCTAGTGGTGGTATCACTGTTAATTCTCAAATGAGTATTGCTGATTCCATTACTTATTCTCGTGCTAGTAATGTGCTGAAAATTGGAGGAGGTGGTATTGGTGGTCGTGTAGTTACATTACGTACAGGAGCGCCAAAAACTGGGGGAAATAAAAGTAAAGGTTCTGCACCAGGGTTTAAACCAGGAACCATCCCTGCGGGATTCATGTACCGAACAACTCCAAACTACCAAGGTTGGGGTTATTTTGTTCCACAATCATTTACCGACGCTGATCTAGAAGCCTTACACCTACACGAGCAAAAGGATTGGACTAGAACTGTAAAGAATCGTGACGGCACGCTTATGGGCGGATTTGCCATGAATCAATATAACTGGAACCGAGGTGGTGGTTTAAAGTATGCAA